TTACTAATAGCAACCACTGATTGATCCTCTAATACATAATCAATCTTACCCTCAAGAATTACGTCAAGCGTATTCATGTTCCGGATACCATGAATGACGGGATCAACGCTGAATAGTTTTGATGACGCAAGAGAAACGTATGATTCAATTAACGTGTCTGTGATCTTAATATCATGATGTTCTTTAATTAAATTTACGATAGCAGTTGTGGACATATCTTCATACAATTCCCGAACAACCGCCTTTCTTAAATCTTCTTGCTTGATATATTCTTTTGCTTCCGTGACACTATCAAATGTTGTTTCAACTTTATCTATCAGGATTATTCCGGTTACGGTTTCGCCAATGAAATGCCCACAGTAATCAACCTTATCTGAAAGTTGATCACCGTATACATGTTCTGCAATAGATTTTGATAGAGTATCAAATTTCATTATTTTTGTTTTTTCATGTGGGCAACAAAATCGCCGATAGTACCTTTGGGGTTAGCTGTCTTGAACTTGGTATAGTTTTTAACGAAGGCTGGATGCTTTGGATCATGTTTTTCGTAGGCGCCACTTGAATCGTAACCTTCTTCAATTTCTTCTTTCATATGTTCCCAGTCGGCCATCTTATGTCCAACTTGTGGTCCGCTATAACTATGGTCTTTATTGATTTCATGCTTTACCATAATTTTTCTACCCTTATTGGTAGTGACTTGCACTCTACCAGGTCCCCAACCATGTCCGGATACATATTTTACTTTTTCTTCGGCTTCATCGAGTTCTTCTTCAGTCAGTTTATCCACAGCCTTGTTAATACCCTTGGCGCGTTTTTGCATCGTGGCGGCAGATTTATCTTTAACTCTTTTATTGATATCTGTACCTAAAGTGCTACCATGCATGATAATATTACTTTTAGATTTTTTGATGTATGAACCAAGTGTTGACTTTGACAATTCATCCAGCTGCTCAAAATCTTCTGACAGCATAAAGTCTTCAAGTTCAGACAAAGAATACTCTTCCAGAGTAAATTCAACTTCTTCAACGGTTTTCTTTGGTTTTAGTTTAGAAGGAGTTGCACCTTTAGCTGCTAAGGCTTTGGCTTTTTGTTTATCAATTATGGCTTTAGTGTTTATCATACGATCGTGAAATGATGGTCCCCATTCGTCAAGCTGTTCTTCATCTAACTCAACTTCTTCAGTAAAAAGATTCTGCGCAACACTTGAACGCATGGCGTCAAGGGCAACAGAAATCTTATCTTTCATGACGGACTCAAACGTTGTTTCAATTTGCTGAGCGTCACCCGAGGCGATAGCGTTAATTAGGTCTTTTGTACTCATTGAGGTTCCCCTTGTTGTTCTGCTCGCATTTTATCAAGCATCGGTTTTTCTACTTTCATTTGTTTATCAATTTCTTTAATGGCATCTTCGTTTTGCTGAAGAACATTCTTACGAACCCAATCTACAGAATAGTATTTACCTATGTACGGATCAATCAACGCCAGCATGTTCAAGCGACCCTGAAGGACTTCGTTATCTTTTAATTCTGAGAAGAAGTTATCTTTGAGGAAGTCAAATCTAATGACTTGCTTCATGTCAACCCATTCATCTTCGTTGATGATCTTCTTTGCTATCAACTGAACTCTAAGAGTGTCAGCGAATAGGTATGAAAACCGTTTACGCAACCGTTGAATGAATTTGCTAAACTTAACTTCGTCTCTAGTAATTTCTGAGCCACGACCAAGATTAAATCCAGTATCAGCTTTCATTCTAGTGATAGGTACGTTTAGTGCCTGATATAATTTATTCTGAAAGTAATTGATATCATCAATTTGACCAAGCGTCTGCCCACCAGGAAGCGTTGTAATCTCAGTACCCTTACCGCCTTCGCGACGTGGCATCCAGAAATCTTCAAGCATGGACATATGTTTTTTATCGTCACGCACTTCACCAGTGGTGGCGTCGTATACGATTTTATTTCTGAACCGATTCATCATGTCATTAACGTATTGCTCAGCCTTAACTTTAGGCAAGTTACCAACGTCAATATAGAATACTCTGCGCTCTGGCGCTCTTGAAATACGGTAGATTACTAATGAGTCTTCAACCAACTTCAATTGGTTCACAGGCTTAATAGCCTTATGAAGGTGCGACAACATCATACCTGTATTAGTATCAACGATTCCAGATGGACAAAACACAACTGAATCTAATGACATTTTAATACCGGCAGTGGTCTGCTCAGTAATACCCTTATCATTGAAGAGATAATATTCTTCAACTTTCTTTACAATCTCAACACCCTTGTCTGTCTTTTCTTTAGTGATGTTTTTGATCTTACGAATTTTTCTTGGATCAATTGGACGCATCTCAAGGATACCTTCCGATACTCTATTCTCATCTATCATCACATGATAGTAAAGGCGACCATCAACATACCAAGTTTTAAAGATATCATGACCACGTTCTTCAACTCTTAATAACCGGAGAACGTTAGTGAACTCTTCTCGGATTTTAGTTTTGATTGCGTCTGATACTTTTAAATCATCGAGTACGATTTCAACGGGTTGTTTATCGTCTTCAGCAATAAGTGCTTCATTGACAATATCTTCCACCGCTGAATCGCAATCTGCATAACCAGCAATTTCTCTGTATCTACGGATTAAATCATTCTCATTTTTAATGATACCCTCAACGTCAAGAACCATACCATAGTAGGCTCCTGCGTTGATGGATGATAATACGGTCGATCCGTCATCGGCTGCAGGAGGCACAATAGATTGCGCCTTGTCCTGTTTGCCTTGTTTCTTCTTAATTTCGATACCAAAGAAATTCATATTATAGTATTCTCAAAAATTATAACGTGATAGGGAACGTACCGATTGGTGTGTTGATACTTGTATTCACACCAAACGCACCCTGCTGAGCTGTGTCTGATTCCCAAAAATTGTATTGGAATTCAACATCAAACTGTTCGATCTGACCGCCCTGATCATAATCAAGAGCGATAGCCCCGACTTGAGTAGGATAGGCGTCAACGAATTTATATGTCTTAAGAATAGCACCGTTGCGATCTAACTGACTGACCGACAAGTCAACCTGATAGTCACGTGGGTTAACTAAACCAGTGGTTGCATTCAGTGCCTGAATACCGTTAGACCATTGCTCCAATGCGTTACGAATACCAAATGACGTATCGTTATAAACCGAGATACCCCAAGGTTGGAATGTACGCTCACCGGCAAAATTCACTGGGCGTCCGCGATATTGAACTTCAATATTAGCGAGAGTTGACGCTGGAAGTTGAGCTGACTTACAGAGAAACTGAGCTTCCTGTCCAGCAACAATACCACCACCAACGAAGGCTGGAAATGTTAAATTAACTAAAAATTGGTTTGCGCGAGCACCGCCACCAATCATAAATGCTTTGAAATCTGAAATACGTGCCATTTGTAATTCTCCTTATACTTTATTTATTAGGAATTGCGGGGACGTTTAAATCCCCGCTATTCATTAACCGCCGATTTCTTCAAACGCAATACCAGATCTGGCAGCGATGAAGTTCAGCGTAATATAATTGATGGAGTAGTTCGGCTTGATGTAAATATCAGCAACGAAGTTATTTGAAGAAATAACCTGATCAGTGTTGTTTGATTCATTACACACAACGCGGAAATCTGTAACTCCACGACGACCCTGAACGTCACGCAAGAAAGGCTCAACTAAGTTCTTGAATTGCGCACGAGTAAACCCGTCGTTGAATTCAAACAGTTGATACTTACCGGCAGTCGCAATCGCTTTTTCCAATACGATAAACAAACGACGAACGTTGATACGATCAAAGGCACTTGGACGATCTTGTAAAGTCTTGTCGCCAAACAGAACAGTACCCATTCCTGGGAATGATACCACTGGGTTAATGCCAGCTTGATAAAGCGCATCACGATCTGTTTTGTTAGGGTTGAATGCCAATTTGATGGCATGCTTAACCTGACCACGATTCATACCACCAGGAGAATACCAAGTATCAGCCGATGAGTCTGTTCTTGCGCAGATACCAGCTGTATCGCCATTCAATGGAACCCAACGGTACACATCGTTGAAACGGTCATATTGATATTTGAAACCCGAATCCAAGGCAGCGTACGAACCAACCGTTCCACCAGGAAGTGCGTTACGATAAGCAATCATTTGATCCGTTGCGGTAGAATTCGTACCAGTAATATATGCGCCAGTGTTAACGTTCTGAACTGAGGCGAATACCATACAATCTAAACGCACAGCGGCAACGTTGTTAATAACGTAAGAAGCAACAGTGGCCGAAACCGCACCAACTGGAATCAAACTAATATCAAACTGTTCTGAGTTTGCAAACAACTGAAACGCAGTCATCAGATTACCATCAGTCGCAACCAGATCATCAATACCGCCCGAAAGGGTAACTGTAATTGGAGTACCGGCAGTAGTAAGAACGAAGGTTGTATTTCTTGCAGTCGTACCCCAGTTAGTTCCGACTGTAGGGTGCTTCAACCACCAGATATAATTTGAGGTGTTATTGATAACGGTTTTGTAATAGTTGTTAGTACCGTTCGACAAACGAGCGTCAGAAGCCTTAGAAACGAAAGCGAATTTCTCTAATACCGTACCAACAGTACCTGTCCAAAGACCAAGAGCGTCAATCACGATAACGTGCATTTCGTCATTTAAACCGCCAACGGATTCGGCATATGATGATCTTGTAGGAGCAGCGTTAAATTGTCCCTTGTAAACCCAAGTTGCATACGATGCTGAGTCAGCCATAGAAACTGTAATCGAGTTACCAAGCACGCCTGGATATTTCGCAGCCCATTCGCCGTTCAGCGTAGCAGTGCCACCAAGGTATGTAGTTTCGTAATCAG